CGTACCCATAAAGCAAAAGAGGGAGCCAAAAGGCTCCCATCTAGTTTTTTATTGCATTACCCTCTTCTTCAACAGCCAACTTGTCATCTTCCGTCATTTCTTCCGGGAACATGTTGTAATACATTTTAGAGCCGAACACACCGCTCGCTACCAATGCCTTCATAAGTGGGGCTTGGAGTGCTAGCAAGCTCATGTCTTGGCTTTCATCGCTCAATAGCTTATCGCACAATTCATAATACTTTTGAGCATTCCGCTTATACTGCTTCATGCCGATAAAGTAGCCTGTAATGATCGTATTAATAGGCCAGCTAGTGGTTTGCAATAGCTCCCCAATGGTTGTACCAATGGCAGCCTCAAACTCCATAAGACGGGACATATTGAACATGATGTATTCGTTATCCCCAAAATAATTACATTTGACTGTTTTCATAGCAATGAACTCCTATTTATATAGCGCTAAATTTAGGATAAAAGGGGGCTATTAGCCCCCAACAACTGGAGATGCACCAGATGGTGCTGGTTGTAATTCAGACAATCGACCTACGCCATTCAAAGAGCCTTTATAGGTAGCCACACCGTCGTGTGGAGTTTGCATGGAGAGCTCTGTAATGGACGCAATGCCAGTGTAGAAAGATTTGTCCGGACGTTCGAATTTGATATGTACGTTCTTACCGTCCAAGAATGCTTTTTCCAAGAGTTTCAAAGAATCTTCTTGTGGCAACAACAATGTTTCCAAAGAGACAGACCATTCTTTAAGGCCAGCAATAGTGGATTTCCAACCACCGGAGCTCTTGTTAGAAGCATCGATAGAATCGGACTTCCGGGACAAGTCACCGGAGCGTTGACCACCGAGCAAAAGCCACTTAGCGCCGGTTGTTTCATCAGTGCCGACGTTCAAATATAGCAAATAATCTTTACCAGCTGTAGGCATAGCCTTTTCAGCAGGAACATACAATTTAGGGTCTGCCATTAGTAGATACCTCCTTTAGTATCTTGATTTAGATCATACATGCGAGCCTCGAATCTATACTGCGTCCCAATGAACGGCCGCATAGTATCTCGGTCATCGACTTTACTGGTACAGCGAATATCCACAATCTGGAATCCACTGTTAGGAAGAATACACGCATCAGGATTTAATTCGCCACAATCAGTGCGGAACTTAGTCATAACTCGTTCAATAAGGCCTTCTAGCTTGGCGATTGACTCATAAGCCTTCTCGAAATCAGCCTCATCACACCGAGTCCAGGTTTCCAGATAGAACTCCTGGCTAAGCATATTGTGAACCTGGTCATCGATAGGAGAGCATTCGCCTCTGCCTAGAAACACCATACCGAACTCATTAATGCCAGCATTCTTAGGATTTAAGAACCCTAACTTGACTTGGCCATCAAATCCAGAGCGTTCAATTACATCCTGAATTTTTTGCAACAACTCTAACCACATACTACCCACCTCGATAGAGCGGAACAGTTCGGAATCCGCTATATTTAGCTGGTTGGCCAGTCAGTTGCTCGGCAGTTATCTGCTTCTCCAGCACTGCCAGCCGATCGTTGATGAACTTGAGCTTCTTGGAATAGAAGTCATCGTCCTCACCAGTACGGCTATATTGCCCTGTCAGCGAAGATGCCTTGTTCATGCATACTTCCCTATAGGTATAGAGGGTTACGAGCTCGTCCACGATAAATGACCGAACTACGTCCTCATGAGCCACCCCTAGCTGTTTGGCTAAGACAAACATCCACTGTTCACCTTTCGCTAGATTGGACGCCGTAACGTTCTGTCCAATGAGCTCGTCATCAAACGTCATATCTTCATATACATACAGCATAGGGACTCCTTATAAATTAATGCGCAGGGTCGTCTTACGAGTACCTGCTTCCATATCTGCCACGACCTCATCGAGGGAATTCCCAACCTGCCGTGAGAATATCGCATGAATAGCTTCACGTTTGCGATCCAGAGCATCGAACAAGAACTGGTCCTCTTTGGTGCCAGGGTGATGTACACGTTTGGAAAATATAAAGGAACTACCACCTTTACCTACCCAACGGAGTGCTTGACGCCCTCTAGGGAAGATGTCGTGCGGTTTAGTTCCTTCATGCACAAAAGGCCCATAGGGAGCCGTTCCTGTATTCAGAAAGGCATACCCTATCAGTCCTTCACTGCCATATGACGTGTCAATCGCTCGCTCCAAGTTACCAGTCCTTGATGTATACCTGTGATGCTCACGTGCTTCTTCCGCTACCTCTTCCGTGGCTTCTTTAACTGCCAGGCTTAGGCGTTTCTGGAAGATGGCTCGACTATTCATCGTCAGCTACAGCTTTAGGTTGGCGACCTCTGCGGGCAGGTTTAGGTTCGTCAGCTTCTACAACTTCATGTGGCACGAATCCGTCCTCAATTAAGGACTGGATATGGGCCTCATTATCTGTGTATTTGACTTCATTCAATCTAACCAATCGCATAAGGAAGTCTCCTATTTAGTATTTACGAATACACCGTCGAGTTTGTTAGCAGGTACCCAGATATCGTGGAATTTGCGATAATCAAGTTTCCAAGCATCTGCTTTTTGGTTCAATTCAGGTGTGAAGATGCGGACTTTATCAGTCTTAGATACAGCAATAGGAGCACGGCGTGCAGCAATGATCCAGTTGATATCTTTAGCTGTTGTATCAGCTTTGAAGCCACCAGCTTCTTGACCGGAAGTCTTACCGTCTTGGAACACATAAGCGGATTTCATACGAGCGGATGGGATACCCAAGATAGGGCATTCGTTGTAAGACTGAACAGTTGTCTTTACAGCGCCGGCTTCGAAATCAGTTACAGCCAAATAACGGTCAATACCTTTTGCGCCATTGAGCAATGTGCGAACAGGGGTAGACATCATGATAACGAGTTGTTCATCGCCACCAACTTTATCTTGAATTGCCAAGATATCAGCGTCGAGTTTGTCCAAAATGTTATCCTTAGTCAATGTATTACCAGCGGAAGCATGACCTGCATTAGTAGCCAATGCTGCTAATTTAGAATAACGATAAGCGTCCACTTCTGGGATTACTTGCAAGCGTTGGAATTCACCCATAACATTGCCTGCAGCCGCTACAAAGTTAGTTTCATCAACGTCCATGGAATCGAGTTGGAATGTACGACCACGGTCTTGAGTCAATTTGTAATCGGAGTAGGAAAGGGTCACAGCGCCTTGAGCGAAGCCGTTATCACGGTCATAATTACCCAAGCCAGATGTGGAAATTTTAGGCATGCGTACAGTGTCGCCGCCGTTATAAGTTACTAGACTAGCATTTGCTTCCATCCAGCCTGATGTTGCACCTGCCAACATTTGTTCATCGAGTTTTTGTTGGAAAATCTTTGCGTATTCCAAAGTATTGATAGCCATTTAAATACCTCTTTTCATTAAATACCAAGTGCGTCGCCGAATTCCTTAGCAATAGCATCTGCGCCTTGTGGTTGGTTTGGTCCTTTACCATCTCCGGAGCCATGGTTTTGCGTGGACTTCACCGCCCAAGGCTTGCCACTAAGCCATTCAGCCGTTGCGTCCGCAATCGTTCCGTTAGTCCCATCTTGCTTTATGTAGCCATAGGAACCATCTTCCCCTACTTTAATCTTAGGAGTAATTAATGCAGCGAATTCTTGCGGATCCATAGCATTAGATTTAGTTAAGGAATCAACTACCTGGGAAAGGATTTCCGCATCAATGCGTGCTTTGTTCTCCGCTTCCGCTCTTGCTTTGGCCTCTTCGTTAGACTTCATGAGGGCTTGGACTTGCTTCTGTAATTCTGCCAATTCAGAATTCTTAGAACCGCTTTCCGCTTTGTACCCTTCGTTTTCTTTTTGTAATTCTGCCAGTTGAGCCTGTAAGCTTTGGAGAGTTGTCTCCGCCTTTTCTTTAGCCTCTCTGTTCCCACGTGCATCATTATTAGCTTTGGCGAGCTCTGCCTTAATGCCAGTAATGAGTGCGTTCCCGTTTTCCACATTCTCCAACGCGGAATAAATCTCTGCTAATGTCATGTTTGTACCTCCTGTACTAAAAAATGCCAACCGCTCTCCTGCAAACTGGCATAAAAACTGCCCCAAGGTCAATTAGCACCAAGGGGCATGCATATTGCTTATTTATTATCTCCGTGTTATAATTTAATTAATAAAAGAGCGCAAGGCCCTTTCCTCGTTGGACTTAACCGTCCTGGAAGGGGTGCGGGCGCTCTTTTTTTATTTGTGCTTTTTAGAAAATATAACCGTACCACCCTTAATAAGAAGGACCTCTTCCACAAATGCTGTCCATTTAGAAGTGAATACTCGATTTATTTGCCCAATAACTTCTAGTTTAGACAGTTTGGTTTTGTCCATGTTGATAACAAACCTTTGAGCCTGTCCTTTACCATGCTTAATCATGTCAAATACAGTGTTTTTTCCAAATCCCAATGGTGTTTTTAAATCATATCCATCACCATTAATTAAATAATCAGGCGTTCTCACATTAGGTGGATGAGAAACACGAGGTATTAAATGAACTTCTGCTTTTAAGTGCCTAGCTAATACTTCAGCAATCATTCTTTCTTCAGCGGTATGATCAATAAATACATGTTTGCCATCAACTACATATGTATTCCCGCTGATAGTTATTCGGTCTAATTCTTTGACAACTGGTAACGTTAAGCGGGTTTTTGATTTTTCAGCATTGTAATTTCTTAGATGATGAACTACGGGAGATCCAGACTCTACTAGCTTGCTCCCATACTTTCCAAATAATCGCTCTCTGTGCGCTTTTGATGCGGTTGATATATATTCTCTAGCGCCTTGTTCAAAACGCTCATGTGGCAGCCTTTTTGTTGACTGTGAGACCACTACAGGTTTTAAGTGGCACATGCAATTAGGGTGAGCTGGCAACATTGGGACTTTATCCTTTGGAAATACCCCCTTACCTAAGCCGTATAGGTCAGCATTGGCATATAAGTCGCATATGTCATAACAAGGATGAGCACTGCTAAGTTTCCACTGTACGGCCTCTATATCGTCGTCCTCCATGTACTTAGCCATAGCTCCGTCATTGTAGGCCCTAGCCATTTCAGTACGAGCGATGCGTTCAGCGAAGTACCGTGTCCGCTCCTGTGTGGCTCCATAGATAGCTTTGTTGAGCTTTTGGTCATTACGGGCTTCTATAGCACTTAGGAGAGCCGTATAGGCAGCCCTCATGCCTGGCGTGTTGAGCTTGGCCACCTGTTTCTGAACCTTAGAGAAATCTCTGTCAAAAGCCTTATGGTCATAACCAGGTCCAACGCTAGCATGAATCAGTCGGCTCATGAATTTAGGAATGTCTTGCTCTGGAATTAGGCCGCCCTGCTTGTATCCATTGAAAAGCTTCAATGCTAGCTTCTTATAATTGGTGCCCTTCCTAATCTCCTGCTCAATCGTCGACCTGACAAAGCCCTTTACAATCTTAGATCCTGCTGTGGTTCTATCAGATAGCGTTAGGCCATCACCTGTCCATGAAAGAGCCAAGGCATCAGCTATGGCCTCGTGGGGTAGGTCACCGCCATACCCCCGAACCATTTCATTGCCCAGCTGACCATAGATTTCATCATGCATGGTCTGCATGACTGGAAACTTTTTATAGGCGAAGTCCACTGCCTGCTTCGGAGTCAGGCCCTTCTTCACTAGAGCCTTCACCAGCTCCTCGAACTTGGTTATTACCTTGTCCGTCTTGTCCAGCTTCATCGGCATCTACATGTACTCCTTCGTCAATATTATCTCGTAGCATAGCGGTCGCTTTTTCTGCGTCATCAAAGGCCTGCTCTAATTCATCGATAATGGCATCATATACATCTGGTTCAATGTTAGGAAGATATGCTTCCAATACGTTCTTGGCCACCTCTTGCTTATATGTCTTGGAATTAAATCCAAGGTCAAGAGCGCTCTGTGCGTTAGCAAGGCTTTCAGCTACATCACCAATACTGAAATCACGTGGATATTCGCACACATAATCAAAGGACTCGTTGCTCCACGCTTGATACAGCTCAATAATTCGCTGTTCCGCCTGCTCGCATTGGATAGCGAAGTCAGCCAGGCGTTGGTTAGTGCGTTCAAAGTCCCACTGTTTAGCCACGCCAGACTTAGATGACTCAACACCTACCACTGAATCGATACCACTCATGCGATACATTTCCTTGATGAGGCGGTCAATCTGGTCAGTCAGCATTTGAGCTGGTTCAGACTTAGGCGCAATAAATGCTGGTGGGTGGGTGGCATCAGCTGGATAGGTCAACAAGTTGTTTGTGCCAATAGTGACATCCTGTTGTCCATAATCAGGCATGGTCAAGATATTAAAGGCTTGGTCACGTAATATCTGCGTATGCCAGGAACACAGCTGATAGAGGTGGTAGTTTGTTTGTGCCACAGATAAGAATTCACTCGGAGGCAATACATCAGTAGGCGCCAAGTTACGAGAATGCCACTGTACTACAGGGATACGGCCAAGGTTATGGTCGCCCTGGCGAATGAGCTCATTATTCTCATCGTATACGGCCCATTTAGTAGTGGTCCATTCGTAATACTGCGTTTTGAGGTCGTTCTCGTCATTGAGAATCACGTCCTTATAGGTGAACTCAATCATTCGGCCACGTTCATCGAATAGCCAGTGCTCTACATCGACAGGTTTAATGGCCGATACAAACGGAAGCGCCCTCTTATCAAGCTCATCTTGTAAGCTGTCACCAATGACTGCCTCGTTATTCACTAATACATACATAACGCCATATAGCTTTGCTTGTGTGGCCGTTCTTCGCATGAATTCTTGGAGCGATGTACCCAAACGGTCGACATCATCAAGGAAGATCTCGAACTTAGGCGTCCCTTTGTACTCCCTTTTAATTTCATCGGCGAAGATAGGTGCTACAGAAGCATCTACAATAGGGCCTGTATAGTTTAGATAATAAGCCAGCTCTTGACGGCTGATGAAATTATTAGCACTTTCTCTAGGGTGCTTTTTAAGACCAGCGCCCTTATAAAAAAGACCGACGCCGTAATATGCATCGGTCAATAGTTGGAACAGCTCGTTCTGCAGGCTGTCCGCTCTTTCGTGTAACATGTAGCCTCCTAATAAATGTCGACATTACCACCTTTAATCGTAGCGGTTGGTTCAAAAGCATACCGCATGGCGTCCATCAAGTGGTTGTTATCATCTTCCGGTTTACCGGTGTATTTTCCAAATCTATCCTTCTCCCACTGATACTGACTAATTTCCGTTAAGAAATTGACGCATCGTGGGTGGACTATAATCTCATAATCCTGGATTCGTTGAACCCCATTCAGGATACTGTCAGCGCCTTTCTTTGATGCCCGCACTCTAGGCAAGCCGAACTCTCTAAGCTCGGCGATACTTTTAGGTTCTGCGCAGTCGGCTATAATAGTCTCCTTAGCATAGCCAAGGCGTTGCACCTTATCAGCGATAGCTCTGTTGGTTAAGCCACGCTCATAGAGCTCGTCAAACACATACAAGCGGCGCTCATTTTTATCTACGATGCCACAGAAGAATGCCGTCGGGTCAGTCGTGTAACCAAAGTCTAGGCCGAATATTGCCTTAGCACCAGGTAACCTCCGAACCTCATCGATGGTAAAGGCCCGCTCTTTCCAATTCTCATAGACAAGTCCGTCCACAGCACCCCATTCACCTAAGCCAGCGACTTTATATCGCTTTGGGTTCTTCTTCATTTCCTCGAACAGAGCCATGTCAGAAGCGCCCAGGAATTCATTGCACATGTAATTAGTGGTCATGGCCAACACGTTAGGGCTCGGCGTGTCGAAGAACCGCTTCTTAATCCAGTGCCTGTCTGACCATGGGTTCAGAGTGAGTGTTACCTGGTGATACAATCCATCTGGCAAGATACCACGAATGGATTCATCAAGTCGGTCAAAATCATCCTCACTCATGACCTCATAGGCTTCCTCAATCCATAGAAAGCACAAAGCCCCAACGTCAACCGTTACTGATGTAACTTTAAGAGGATCGTCTACTTATTTGTTGCGTTATAGCCGCATCCGCTACAACTCTATATGTTTCCATATAGTTCAGACTATATCTTTATTGCTATTGCAATACCTGCCGTTTCGGACTCGCTTGAGTCCTACTCTACTCGGTTCACATCCCTGTGCTTTTCGATAGTCGTTGCACGTTATTGATTCACATATTCGAAATAGTATTTTTCATTGTGAATCCATGTATATGGTTTTTCTTTATTTAACACGTTACTAACTGTTGTTCTGCCTTTATTGTAAAACAGCGCGCACTCACTAACAGTGCTAAACTCTCGACCATCGTTTAAGCATCGAACTTTTCTTCTACGAGGATTATAGGAGCCATTCCTATCTTCACATGGTCGTTCATTTAGAACGGTATCAATATACTTGAAATAATATATTTCTTCCGCTTTCAACATATCCTCTTTATTCGTGCACTCTTTTACAAACTCTACACTTACATCATCATATAATTTAAGATTATGCTCACTCATATAACGATGAATACGAGCTTGTTTTTTAGTGCCTAATAACTGTTGGCGATGCTCTTTCAATCTCACTATTGGCCGAGCGCTACTCCCAACATAAATAACAGAGTTAGTAGTTTTTTCTCTAAACAAATAAACAATATACATAGACCGCAATACACCTTTCAAATATTTGATTCAATCTTCGCTCATGATCACCGTCGCCTTTACGTTACGGCTTCCCATGAATTAGACAGGTTTAACGTGAGCTAGAACAAGTTAACCCACGGAACAATATCTTCTGGCCAGTGGGCCTGTAGGTAATCTCCAGCGGAGACTCTGTACACTTGAACCACTGCTCAACGCCGAGCCTTCGCATGGCCCATTTCAGTTGGGCAAAACAGCTATCCTTGAGCGTTCTATAGGTCTTACGCACAACCAACAGATTGGCGTCAGGATATTTAATCATACTCACGATACACCACAGTGCCATTGTGGCTGACTTCTTGCTGGCACGAGAGCCTTTTACAACTCGATACCGACCTTTCCAATGCCAAAAGGTACGGTAGCCACCGCCAACGATAGAAGGTAGCGTCACATTAATCGGTGAGTTCATCTTCACCTCCTATTACAACTGGCCGAATCATTGCATCAACGTCGACCTTATCAGTGAAGAGGCTATTGCGTTTGCCAATGAGCTCGGCTGCTTTCAGCCTGTCCTTGGCTGATATCTGCTTAGTGACTGTCCTCGCTCGGCTCATACCGTCGCCAGTGCCTTCTGTCACGATGACTTCCTCGTCAATGTCTCCTCGCATTGCCTTGGCTAGAAATGCCTCCGCTTCTTTGGCGGTAGCGATTGTATCTTCAAACTCACGTTCTCGGATTTCAGCGATGTAGCTTTTTATGTCAAGTTTAGACAAGAGCTGGCTAGCTATTCGATTAGCCGTTTTTTTACTATATCCAGCTCTAATCGCCGCTTGCGTGCCGTTTAAATCAACCAGGTATTCAACACAAAAGCGCTTTTGTTTCGGTGTCACGCAAACACCTCCTTTCTGACAATACTTATGAAACTCAAAACCATACCCTAGCGTCTGTCTACAGTAGCGGTCTATTCATGGTAAATTGGAGGATTCCACGTTCACTAAGGTATGGTTTTCAATCACATAATTTGGGTATAAAAAAACACCAGCCAGAGAATCAACAAAAGGACTGGTGTTTTCTTATTCGGTTTTACAGTTTCTAGCGGTAAGAGTGTGTGAAACTGAAAGGAGGCTTTCGTTGAGGTGTATCCAGTTCTCAACTACTCACATATACATTATCGCATATTAGAAACGAATGTACCGTTACTTTCCGAACGGCTAAGCAATTCATCTAAATCTTCTAGGGCTCTTTTATGCATCTTAAGCCTTGCTGTATCTGCGTTCACGATATTATGACTGGTGGATAAGGCGTCAGCGATATATCCCCATGTGCATCGGTGCTCATACCGAAGAATTAAAAGAGTCGCATGACGTCCGTCCCTAATCTGACTGACTGTCATCTCCACCGAATTCTTTAATGCCCTCAAATGTTTCAACCGCTCATAATAGCGGATAATGTCATCCTGAATTCGTATGATCACATCACTAAGGTCTCCTGGCACTCCACCGCTAACCCTCTCTGAATCATAGCGAGTAGCTCTAAGCGTATCCTTTTCATGCCTTAAGGCCGACAGGGTAACCTCCACCTCTCTGATGCGGGCATTAATGCCAATCAGCTGGCTTACATATTCCTTTGCTGTCATGACTACCTCCAGGTGCGCTTCTTTTTAACATCAATCAACACGATACGGTTGGCAATCTTGAATCCTGCTAGCTTTGCTGCCGCCTTACATATCAATATAACCAGATTCACTTTGTTATCGTCTGCCGATATGTTGTCCATAGCCTCATCCGCTGTGGGATCCCGATAGCCTTCTTTATTCATAATGCTAGTCTCCTACTCCTACTACCACAACATTATCATCCTTTATATAGCATTCGATATAAGCTACGCCCTTATCACCATCAAACGTAATCTCTAAATACTCATTAATGTACGCGCCGCTGATTAAGCATTTCCAATTTTGCAATGTCATGCTGAACCACATTACATATAAATGATTAACCATTACTGCTGTACACTTACGACGCTCTCTAAGATATTGTTGCGCCAAACCAATAGCCGTGTCTTGTAAACTCATATTATTCATATTCTTCTCCATATCTTGTATTCCACTGTTCAACAAGAGAATCTGTACCATTATTCACATCACCAATCATGATGGCAAAACAACCAGTACACTCTACAGCCAATCTTTTGCTGAGGATATCATAGGATAATTCAGCTATATCCCCACAAAATGGGCATCGTTTTAGTTTGTCGCTTTCCACTTTATTCACCTTTCTTTAATCCAATTATCACACGATTATTATCAGTATTCACATGTAACCACTTCTCCCAATACCTTTTTGCTGGCCATAGCAAAACGCCAATAATAGCGATACCCCATTTATAAGTTTCAACTTCATAGCCAAAGCACCATTGGAGGAAAAAGGCAACCAATGCAATGCCGAATAAAGTGTCGATGCAATTACATACATCAACAATGTACTTTCGTAACTCAAGATATTTCATTATTTTTCTCCTAATCTAACACGACTTTATATGGGCATTCGCCCTCTTCGCAGTGCTCATTAAATACTGGGACAGACCAATTTAACATGGCAACACGATAGGGACAGGCCTCGATATTATCGAGGTTGCATTGATAACACCGCTCCTCTTGTACAACGGCCATGAGATCCAGGAATGTATCATTACTGTCATCCGCTTCTTCAGCGGTTAATTCAGATTGCGCCAATACTTTGATGTCATGGTGATAGATAGCCCGTTGAAGCTGTTTTCTTTGCTCGTATGCGACATCATCAAGCACGCCATGGAATACAGCATTAAGGTGTTTATAGGCTGATTTCACACGACCTCTCAATTTATTGTCCATAAGATTAGAGCTGAAATTATCGACAATATCTGGCAGTCGACTAATTAACAACGCCAGGATCATCATGCGTTCTCTATCATATTTGTTAAAATACTTAGTCGTCATGCTGATATTCCCCCAATACCTCTGCCACTGTATCTGCATATGTCTTAGCGGCCTTCTTGGTAACGACATCAACAAAGCATAACTGGAAGCACACAAAAGCAGCTAGTATGCTAGCCACAACAACAAAAACAGCTAATCCTATCATGACAGATTGTAGAATCAGGCCAACCGCTATACCAGGTAGCAAGGTAAACATAACTAATGCCCACATAGTTACTTGCCTCCGTTCAATTCATTGGACTGCCAGATGGCTTTATTAATGTCCTCTACAATCTTGTTGGGATCCTTTAGGCCAGCTCTGAATCTATACTTTAATAAGTTGCCTTTACACCAACCTCGATACTCCTCTGGCGTCAGTAAGAGCTTCACAACATCCTTTGCTTCCAAGCCTTCCCATATCTCATAATGCTTTGGACGGTTTACATTATCGTATTCTGCTTTATTCATAATTACCTCCCTGTACTTCCGAATCCGCCAGCACCTCGTTCTGTATCAGATAATTCATCCACTTCTACAAAGGCGTCAATCGTTCCATTAGCCAGATAACATTGACCAATACGATCGCCAGCTTTAATGCTGGTCTTGCTAACGCCAATATTGTCGAGAATCAATCCAATCTCACCTCTGTAATCAGAGTCTATAATACCGATACCATTAGCTAGCCTAATATTCGTTTTTGCCCCTGTGCTGGACCTTAATGCAATCATTAAGGCGTTACCACCAGGCACCTCCACAGCGAGCCCTAGAGGGACAATTTGGCCAAGCATTCCGCCGATTAATTCGACGTCACCAGGGCAAATGAGGTCGAAGCAAAAAGCCCCTTCCGTTTTTCTCACAGGAGCCTGCGCTCCGTCCCGTAATTTCTTGTATTTCAATATAGCCATGGGCCTAACTCCTTTATTTCAATCTCACAGCGTGGGTTCTCTTTATCGAGACCCGCAATGCATGATCCGTCATAACTTACGATGTATTTATCATCGTCATAAATGCCAGCCTTTTGTAAGATGTCGCTGGTTGCTTGTAATAGTCCTATTAGGTCGGGCCACCACTTCCTGTCCGGGAGATAGTACCGAACAGTCAGCTGTAATGAACCGGTATAATGTAGCGCGTCATAGACTTTAAGCTGATCTAATGCTTTTCTTTCATAAACAACAAACGCTTTCGATGGTAAGGGTTTATGAAACTTGCCAACACGTACAATTCTACTGCTGTTCTTCTTGGTGGCCGGTCGACCCGATATGACTAGGACTGTATTCTTATCAATCATCATCGTGTACCCCATGTCATCACATAGTAGATGCACCAGACAATAAATAAGACCACAGCACTCGCAATGAGAAGTCTGGTGAAGCGTTCCTCCACCATATCCAATAGAAAGCCCCGCCACCCTGTGATGCGGTGTCTAACACCCCACCGTTCCCAACAATGTCGACAAATATGATCATGTTGCGATTGGTTGAGCGAGTTCAACCTACGCCCGCAACAATAACAATGCTTCTTCATAGCTTCTCCTTATTCCACTCTATCAATCTGCGCCTCGCAACAGTCATCAAGAGAGCTGGTCTCCCATTCCTCACGTGCCATGCGTTCAGCTTCTGCCTGGGTACAATCCTCAAATTCATAATCTGTATAGCCACTAAAGTAAATCCTCACATTCACTGTCTCCAGCTTTTGCGTCTCTTCTTTATAGGACTGCTCAATATCGTCCAGTAATTCTTCACGTGTCATTGATTTGCTCCTTTCTGTTTCATGCGAATCAGCCGTTGCTTTTGGTTCCAATTATGCCTAGCATGTTTACATTCAGCACTGCACAATTGCTGTCTTGGGTCATTCGGCTGGAATTCTTTCCCGCAGGATAGACATGTTTTCTTTGGATATACTTTCTTAGCCGTACGTTGTCGGTAGCTTTGCGAATTCCATACCTTCTTGTTAAAGCAATCGGCACAGAACATAGATGGTCCTTCTAGTGGTGAAATAGGCTCCCCACAGGCCATGCATAATCTAGCCCCGCTATCTATTAATTTCTCCCGTCGAGCTTTAGCCATTTCTACCCAGGTCAACTGCTGGAATTTCACTGGTGGTTTACCCGCCTTCTGAAGATCCATACACGATTGACACACTGTCTCGCTTTCACTGTGATCTGGATTGAATCTCTTGTTGCACCGGTGGCAATTTCTTAGCATCCTTGTCATCTCCTATATGTTCCATACTCTTCTTTTCAGCCAGTTCATCGATTTTAGCGTTCAACTGTAACTGTGCATTTGTCTGTACCGCTTTCTGTCTAGCCTCTTTCATAACGGGAATACTATCCACAACTTCGGCCACCTTGTTTCTCTCTTTGGTACGCCGAACCTTTTCATCATAGGCTTTTATAAAATGGGCTCTAGATACCATAACTTCCTCGTTGTAACAGATATCACGCCACAATGGCTTGGCCGTTTCTAGCACAATGCCTTCTAAATGTTCAAGTCCTCGTTCGTATCCCCAAGATCCTACGGCCTTCATGACTAGTCCCCAGGCATCTACAGCTTCCCGTTGTTCTCGATCATTCACGTAATTAGAAATGTACTCTGCTTCATTAGTAATCTCTGCAATCGTTGGCAGGAAGTTGTACTTTTTAAGGCATCTCTTAATGGCAGCCATAAGAGTTACCGGATGTATATCAGATAACACTTCAACATACAGTTGATACCGCTCTTCTGGCAGGGCGTCTTTAAAAGCTATCTGTAGAACTCCAATCGCTTTCGCTATATCCGCTTTCTTGTGCACGGCGTTCATCCTCCTCTCTGAAATAGTCAATAACTCGATTAGCCACGGCAATAGCCTCCTTTTTGTTAGGTGCAGAGGTTTGCTTCTTAAGAGATTCACTCCCTAGGTTATTAGCCACCGCTTTAATATAGTTAAAAGATCGCTTACCATTTTTGACAGATATATCAATCGCCTGTTTTACAATTTCATCACCATAATCATTAGACAGTGCCATCAGTTCGTGCGCCTCAATTAAATTAGTAAGGGGGCGAACCATTTGCTGAAAATATTGACATACTACATTAGATAAAATGTTCTCTGCCCCTAATATGTCTTTTTCTTTTTCTTTTTCTTTTTCTAGTCTAGGTATGGTATCACCATGCGTATCACCATGCG